TAAAGTTCTGTGTGGGGCTATAGCATGACGCAAAGGGAGAAGTAGTGGGATTGGGTGTTAGTAGATAAGTTCCACTGATGACACCAGGACTAATTGCCTGTGAGGAAATTCCTGCCGTTTGAAGAATTGCCGTGGTATAACCTGCGATAGAGGTAGTTGTTGTATTTAATATATTGGTGGATTTATTGAGTGTGATTAGATTAACTGCTCCTGTTGTCGCATCACCATTAAGAGCAATCGCTAAACGGTCGGCTTCGCTTCCTGAACCACGAAGACCTACCCAAAAGTTTCCACTGGGCGAAGTATCGGTTGATCCAAGAAGACGGTTTCCAACAGAAACGGGTAAATCAAAGGTATTAGTTCCTGTCCATGTGTTGTTGCTTCCAAGAAGACCGCCACCAGAGGGAACAGCAAAGGAAACGACTCCACCTGATCCGTTGACTCCCAATGCTAAACTGGGTGTAGCAGAGGGAACCGCTGTAATATTCATGGTGCTAACGGTAAGACCTGTGGTTTTGCTGAGTGAGAGTCGTGTATCCCCTACATCATCTTTGATCTCATAATCATCTGATAAAGCGGTTTGTGTCCACACCACTGTACCACTACCAATCAGTTGACTATTTCCTGCGACTTCTATATTTCCCGTTGTAATCGTTCCACCCGCATTGATATTTAAAATGGATAGGGCATCGCCGCTTGTGGTCATTGTGTTGCCTGTGGTAATATTTCGGATTTCCAACTGATCAAAAGAGTTGACAGAGAGTGAGTAATCGTTATTAGCAATACTGGAAGTGATGCGTAATGCCCCCACACTGGTAAGGGTAGTGAAGTTATTGGTTCCCGTCCATGTGTTTGCCTCTCCCACGCCACCAGCATTGGAATGAAGTGCGTTGATATATTCCAACTGCCCAGCGCTGATGGTAGTACTCATTACACTGTTGCCATTGGTACATACGACCTTACCAGCATTTCCTAGGGTTGTGAATCGGAAGTTAGGTGCACCTAGGACATCTCCCGTAAAATACATGGTGCTTCCAGTGGAGATATTTGTTGTAATTAGACCACCAAGCGTCGATGGGTTGCCCATGGTACTAATGGTGGAAATAGACCATGACTCACTATTGGTACTTGTCGAAGGAAAGGCTAATAGTTCAGTAGCTAGGTTATTGACGGTGAGGTTATTAATAGGGGCATTGATACTGGCTTCATAGTAGCCAAGGGAGAAAGAAGACCATGTAGCTGTCCATGGATCGAGGGACCCAGTGTAGATCTTAAAAATAAGGGTAGAACCTGATGGATCAAATGTGAAGGTATCACTAAAGGTTTCATCGTCTGCACCAACTTGGATAATTGTATTGGATCGTTGTACACCACCTTGTTCGACACTAACATAGGCTTCAGGAGTATCAATAATTCGCATGGTAAAGGTATAGACATATTTCCGTCCAACCTCTGGAATGAATCCGTTCAACTTCATAATCGAGCGATCACTTGCGGTTTGACTGATGGAATACTCACCCGCAACAGGACCTGACAGGGTACCAAGAGGTGCTGTATATCCAGAAATACCCGATGTTGTAAAAGAGGATTTATCATAAGGAGGATTGGCGATGATGTTTGTTTCGATAACATTATTGATATTGGTAGTATGTCCTGGTTTCATCGTTTGAGTACCATCGAATACATTGCTGGTTAAAACGGCAACTTCCGATTCATCGACTGAAGCACTGACCAGATTCTTATCCAGATCAAACCGTGCTAATTTCAAGGGGGTAGCACTGGTAAGGGTAAGGGCTGTTGCGGTCGCAACACCCAGATTACTATTAGAAAAGGAAGCATCAGTAAGACCATTAATAGTAAAAGGAAGAAAAGATGCGGAGGATCCATTGATCGACATTCTATCTATCACTGATCAATGTTTTTATTTTATCTAAGCACATGGTATAATGATGAAATCAGAACCAGTTAAGTACGGTCGTCCACAAGACTACCCCACCCCATATGGTCGCCTTCAAGATCGAGCGATGCGAAAGGGTGGCACCCTACAAGAGGAAGCCGATGAAGAGGGCTTTATGAGCAGGTTATCCAATATATGGTCTGCTTTAACGAGCAATGAGCATTTACCTAAGAAGTTTCGTAAGTTCTTGAAGGCACACGGTCGGGATAAGATTAAGAGTTTGGCAATGATGAGAGCGCCTGTTGCGAAGCCGGGAGTCATGGCGATGCAGCTACTCACCGCAGGACGGTGGGACGAGTTCAAGAAGCGGGGAGGTGTAGATGAAGTCTATCATACAAGCATCATCATTAATGGTAATATTGTACTGGAAAAGCTGGAGAAACTGGAAGGTCGAGTTGATGCTGAATACGCCAAGATGGAAGGAGCAGAACTCTATCCGATTGATGTCAATGAGGATATCACCATTGCGGAGTTCTTAGAGAAAGGACGGAAACAGATGGGAACAGCCTTTTATACTTATGATGCCTTCCGTTCTAACTGTCAAACATGGGTCATGAACATGGTAAGTGCGAATGGTCTTCTTGATGAGGAAGGTCGAAAGTGGATCAAACAGGATATTGATAAACTGATTAAGGAGCTTCCAGCACTCACTAAATATGCTGCGGTCAAGATAACAGATGTAGCCCGAGATGTTGGTAATGTGGTAGAGGAGTTCACGGCAAAACGAGGCGGACAAGTTCCCTTCGGTCACCAGCGACATATGAAAGGGCGTGGCGGTTTTTAGATCTGCTTTATAGAATGACGAACCGTTTACAGTGGTTAAAGAAGAATAAACTGGAAGACCGATCTTACAGTCTGACCGAACTAAGTAAGATTAGCAAAGTCCCTATGAAGATTCTCACCCAGATAAGAGATAGGGCATACGGGGCATACAAAACGCAGCCCGATAGCGTTCGCATGTTGGGAACTTTCAAGAAGGGAGTCAAAGCACCTATGAGTCAAAAGCTAAGTAAGAATGCCTGGGCGTTCGGTAGAATCTATAGCTACTTAAATGGATCATTGAAACATGACCTGGATCTACCCACTGCGAAATCATTTCAAAAATAATCCAATGCTATATCAAAGATGAACGCTTGTTCTACGGAGTTAACAAAAGCATTAGCACCCTACGATAAACAGCGAGATGAAACAAGAGGTATTCTTCCGTTGAAGCCGTGTAATATTGGTATCTTTGGTAGGAAGGGCTGTGGTAAGAGTAATCTTCTACTGAACATGATTATGAAGAAGGAATCTCCCTACTATAAACATTTCGATCTCATTTTTCTTATTTCGCCCACGGCAATGAATGATGATAAAATGAAACCACTTGTGGAAGATATTGATGATCAATATTATGATGAACTCAATAATGATGTATTAGAGGACATCATGGCAAAGTGTGAAGCGTTTACGGATCGGCATGAGCGAAAGAAGAAGAGAGGTAAACCAAGTTATTGTATCATCTACGACGACTGTATCCATATGATCAAATCAAAGAACGCATCGATGATTACGAAACTAGCTACTCAGAATCGCCATATGAACATTACGAACATCTACTTGCTCCAGAAATACAACACTTACATGCCGACCCTAATCCGTTCGAACTTGGACTGCACGATGTTTTTCCATACGGAGAATAAAGCAGAGTTGGAATCATTTTTGAAAGAACAAGGAGGAGATGAAGACAAATTAATGATGTTGTATCAATTTGCTACGGCGGAACCCTATTCGTTCTTGTTCATTAATTCGTATTCACAACCGACCCGATACTTCCGAAGATTTGATCCGATTGAGTACCGAAGTAAATAATATATTGTCGTAGTATAGAAATGGGAGCTTCCGTAAGCAATTTCGCTAAAAATGTTGCGAAGACCGTAGCTAAATCGGCAACTACTGCACTTGGGAATATGGTTCCTGTTGTAGGACCAACTCTTGCGAATGCGATCAATAGTGCCTATAAGCAAGGAGGTACAGTAGTTGCTCTTGAAATGGGAGGCGTTGTTCCTGAGGGATTCAAAGCGAAGGTCATCGATACCCCCCAGCAACTGATGACACTTGTTAAGCAGTTTCCAACGGAGGCTAAGAAGGCGGGTTTGTCCTTGGGCATCATTAAAGACGCAGTAAACAGCATTCCGGCTGAGATGATGAAGCGTGGAGGTCGCAAGAAGAAGGCAATGCGTCAGAAGCAGAAACAAACACAGAATGTTAAGGTTAATGTTCGTGTAGGTGATACTGTCATGTTGCGTCCCGACAGTCAGAAGCCACAACCCCGTATGACTTATTCAGAACCCATACGCCTAGCAGGACCAGGATTTTCATTTGCCAATGCCCCCCTAGTATCTCAAGCCTCTACTTATGCGAATGCTCCTACTGCGGTAGTTCCTCTCACTAACAAACCTTTACAATCAAGCGCCGATCCGTCCAAAGATTTTAACCGTAATAAGGCAGATGATGTTTTACAAGCAGTGAACCCATCGGGTATTACGCCAGGCGTAAAAGAGATTAGAGCTGTACCTTCTGGAAAATCTATGTTGCCAGGAGATGCTCAAAGTGCTTTACCGGCTGCTACTGGTCGCTCTGTATTTGAAGGTCGTCCCGTCGGACCAGTACAGGGTGGAGCTCCTGAAGTTCGGGCTTTACCGTCTAATATGACACAAACAACGCTTGATTTTGCCCCACCTGGTGGAGAGCCTTCTGCACCAGCGGAAGCATCAAGTAAATCCTCCGTAAAGAGAATAACGAAAAAAGATGAAGTCTTAGGATACCTTCGTCAATTGAACCCCGACATGTCAAAAACAGCGATCGGTAATCTTCGTAAATCAGAATTAGAGAAAATGAGAAAGTTCAGTACGGATCAGCTTCAAGAACGCTATGGTTCAGAAGATGCTGAGGAATCCCTCATGGAGGAGCTATCCCGACAGGTGATGGGGCGCAGAGGACAGGCTATGGCACGGGGTGGACGAATGACTGTTTTTTAAAGCGGAACGCATACCTTTGGTTAAACCAATGACAACATAACATATAGGACATGAACGATAAGTATAGATGCTCCGACTGTATCCCAAAGATCCATTGTGCTTACTAATGAGTAGATATAATATACCGATTCATTAGATGGAAGACGAAAAGAAAAAGAAACCAAAAGCGAAACCGAAGAAGCCAAAAGCGGAACCCGTACGGTTGATCATTGAACAAGGAACATTTGTACTAGTATTTGATTAGATAGAAATAAGGACTGATAGAACTAGAGGAGGTAATGTAATGTGATAGGAGGATAATATCTCTGTGAAAAGAACGCTCTTAGCATATTCCCACAGGGTGTCCTTTAGCCATTTGATTAGGCTTGTAGACACGGAACAAGCCAACCGATAAAAGTTCGTGCGATAGAAGGGCTCTCGATCTTCTCCGACATGAGCTGACGCTCAAAGTCTTCCTTAGAGGTTGCTCGTAGCGGAAACTTAGTAAGAGCAATAGAAGCAAGTTGTGTCACAAACTTCTCTCCCTTATGCCACCACGGAATATAGGATACAATGGAATACTTAGACAGATCGGCAGCACCAATAGCAACTCGTGCTGATTTCAAACGCATATCCATGAAGTAGTAATCGGCTTCTGGTAAATGGTCCAACGGAATATTAATGTATCGATCGTCCCATACGGCGACTTTTCCCCAAAAGGAGAAAATCTTTCGCTCATCGGAAGAAACATCTTTCGAATGAACAATCAGCAATTTCTTGGTCTTGGGTGCAGACAGATCAGGTAGATCGTGCTTCTCATCGTGCTTGTCGGGCATCTCCTCGTAATGCTTCTGGATCACGGGTGGTAGGTAATCTACTACTCGTGGAATCATGGTTATAATGAATCGTTAGAAAAAAAATATCAGCATAGGATATATGCCGAACGCTTGGATCACGGCTCTTAAAAAGTTTAACGAAGGTAAGGGTACTTGGTGTTTACCAAAGAAGGGTACAAAGGAATATGATGAGGTACGGGCTCTAATGGTAGCGAAGCCAAAGGAGGAATCTGCCCCTAAGAAGAAACCATCTATCAAAGCGATGGCGGAAACATTTAATGTCCCACTGCCACTATTAAAGAAGGCTGCTCAAGATTATTACAGGAGAGTGTCTGATGCTGGAAGTGAAGCCGATCGAAAAAAATTGATTGACAATATGCCTGATCAATTGCGAAAAGGTTTTTTGGCGTATCAGAAAAAAATGAATAAGTAGGCGATAAACCACAAGATAGATGCTTTATGATATACTTTACGGTATAAACCAGAAAATATATCACTTTATATCACATTTTAGGGCTTAAACAATAAATAAGACCGGTCTTATTTATAATCCAGGCTCTAAACTCATAAATCTTCCGCTTTATAGCGTTAAATAACTCATAAACTAAATATTCTCAGCTTTACAGAAAGTTGTAAAGGGGGTGTATCAGTGTTTTTCTTATTACCTATTTGATATTAAAATGTTTTTTCAGATTTAGTCGTTAAACACGACACATGCGTAAAGCTGAATATTTATCTTCAATTTTTTTCTTGAAGTCTTGATCTGTGTAAACTCTCTCATTCATAATCTACGGTATAGATATATGGAGGAGATCGCCACTGTGAAAAAACCAAAGGAGAAAGTGAAACGCTCAGAGAAGCCACGCAAAATCTATAAACCTCGATGGATCGCAATCCATACCTACCCTGAAGATGAATCGTGTAAACTCCCTCATTTATAATCTACGGTATAGATAGAAAATGGAAGCAGTACTAAAAGCGAATCGTCCCAACCTATCCGCTGGATCTCTCCGGACCTATCTTTCGATCTTGAACAATCTAGCTAAGCAGATCGATGAGTCACTGGACAAGCCCGAAGATGTGATCGAACATTATAAGAAAATCATTGATCATCTTTCTAATGTCCCTGGCAATGCCCGAAAGACTCGCCTTAGTGCATTGATCGTATACATTGAAAAAGCGAAAGGCTCGGAGAAGGCAGTCGAAGAGTTTCGATCCCAAATGATGAATGATGTCAAAGACTACGACAAGCAGATGAAGAAACAGGAAATGACAGAACGACAAAAGGAGGGTTATCTTCCAATGTCTACCGTCCTTCAGAAATACCATGAACTTGAAAAAGAGGTTGTTCCTATCATGAAGAAAGAAACACTTACCAAGGGAGAGTTCGCACGGGTACAACTCTATGTTCTCCTATCATGTCTTCTTCTGATTGAACCCCGTAGATCCTTGGACTATACAGAGTTTCGTCTTCGTGGTAAAGACCTTACACAGGACAACTACATGATGACAGAGAAACGCAAACCATTCTTTGTATTTCAATCGTATAAGACAGCTAAGAAATACGGTAAGCAGACATTGGAGATTCCCGCTAAGTTGCACAAGATTGTAAAGCGATGGTCAGAGCTAAGTCCTCATGAATACCTGCTCATGAATACGGTACAGTCTAATAAGATTACTCCTACTCAATTAACTAACCTACTGTATGGGTTCTTTGATAAGCCTATTAGTACATCGATGCTTCGCCACATCTTCCTTATGGATAAGTATAAGGGTATGCCAGGTATTAACGAAATGAAGGATACCGCAGAGTCAATGGCACACTCCGTATCTCAAGCAATGGAATATGTAAAGAAAGTTCCTAAGTGATCACCATAGAAGCCTTGAGGCATAATATCCTGGTGAACCTTTCTTCTGTTCGTCCTTCTTATGCCGTATATGGTATAATCTCCTTCTTTCATCAGCAACTGCTTTTCCCTCCTCTTTCAAATAGGTGGGATAATCAGAAAAGCCCATCGCACCAATAGAAGCTACTTTGATTCCGTCCTTGTATACATCAACCTTCTTCTTTGGAGCTGTACTGGGACGAACTGTTACTCCTAGTAGTTTAGCCTGTTGTACCGTATAGGGTTTGATTTCGTACATGATATGATGGTAGTCTACCATGTTATCATATAATTAAAAGCCGATCTTGCCGGACTTCTGCTGTCCCATCAACTGAGGACGAACAGGGGCAATGGGTCCGCCTCTTGCGGCACCGATCCACTCCTCAATACCTTCGCCGCCACTCTTAATCTTCTTAAACACCTGCTGGAGAGCCGATGAGGTAGTGGTCTTCTCTAATGAATCGAAGTTCATGCTGGGGAGGTTAATACGCTGTGTAAAGGTCAAAGGAAGACGACCGCTAATCTTGAAAGGAATATCCTTGATTTGCTTTAGCTGTGCAGCGGTCAGTTTATTGAACCATACATAGGCATCTCCCGCATTATCAAAATTAGGGACTTCGGTAAGTACTTCACTTGGACCGGGGAATCTAATCCCCTTTTCTTCTGCCATTTCATCAATACGCTTCTGAGTGTTCTTTCGTTTGATGTCGTCGTTCCAACGACTCATCGCACCGCCCATGTTTATAGTATGGACTTAGAAATTAACGGACGAGAGTAATATCACCAGCCGCACCGATCAGCACCTGTCTATCCGATAAAAATGATAGGTAGAGAGTCGCAGCATCACCACCCGAACGGTTGTATTGGATCGAAACCTGAGTTGCCTTTGAACCGGAAAACGCCAATGATTCGTTCACACGACAAGCTGAAACTCCAACTGCGAAAAACTCCGTTGAGAAGTTAGCAGAAGTAGCAACATCAGTAACCGAAGCATCAAACAGACGACTGAACACCTTGTTAAGCTCAGCAAAGATGACCGACTCACCACCACCCGCAACAGTGAAGTTAGTGTTGTTAATCAAACGACCATCAAGGGACACCGCAAACTGGGTTAGACCGTTCGCATAGGAGGGATTGAGTGATGTTGTATCAGCCTCCAGAGATGCCCGAATCTGCGATGCAACGACACCACGAAGGGAGCTAACATTCAATCCGTACTGAATCGAGGCGGTTGTTTGAGCGACTGGAAAGGCTGAGTTCTCAATGTTGAGGTAGGACAGAACATACTTCTGACCCATGTCCATTTCACGCTTCATCGCCTCAACGAACGAACCCTCAGGGCTGATCTTGTCGTAGACGAGTTGAACATTCGAGATGGTGTATCCAGTGATGCGATCCGCAGTTGTGCTACGGAGTGCACGAAGGACAGAGTTCCACTGAATGGTAATTTGAAGCGTACCCGAGCAGAGGTAAGCAGGAAAACCTTGCTGGGAACCAAGGCAACCCAGGAGGGGAACTACTTGAGTACCCAAAGCAGCTTGAAACACACCGCCAACATCAGCAACGGCAGTTGATTTACCACGGTCCATAAGAATACTGGCATCTTGCAACATGAAATCGTTTGATGCACCATGCGATAGGAGCTGCTCATAGACTTCCGAAGCGTTGGCGATCTGGTCACACTGCACCGAGTTGATGAATGTCGTGTAGGTGTTAATACAAGCAGTAGCCAAACGATTTGGACCACGGAAGGAAACCCCAGCATCTGCCCCAGAGCAGTTAACCGTCACATCGTAGCGAAGGTAGGGGTTCAACATGATGCCCGAGCCTGAGCCGAGGGGGAGCTGAATGTTGCTAGTGCCGGACGCTGACTGATTGCCAGAAAGAGCTGGAACATTGGTTGTCTGGAGAGAGCACTCAATCGGCTTGGCAGAGGCGTTGCTCTTCCATGCCTGGGGGACATCGGAAGCGGAAGCGGGTAGAACATAGTTAGGGGAAGCACCAACGGAATGGAGGGACATTTCTATATTCTCTACAAAGAATAAAAAATGGCTGGAATCTCACTTTTTTTGGTATTTGCTCTTTCGTCGTGGTGCGATCTGAATCTGTTCTTGGATCGGTTGATTTGGGATTGGTATCGGTTCACCTTCTTCTCTTTCGATCTGCCGTGGTGGTCTATAATCAATCCCTGAAGTCTGTAGCCGACCGTTTCCTTTATGGTTCATCATCTCTATATACTTGGAGTAGAGGTATTTGTTATAGCGTCCCACTGACGATTCACCTTTTCAATCTGGAGAGTAAGGAGGCAATACTCAAAGTTGACTGGCTGTACACCCGTAATGGGATTAATTACATTTAGGATAATAGCACTATTCAATTTGCAGTTGTTGATATGGTACTCTTGGAAGCCACTATCCATAGTAATTTCAGCGTGGGAGTTCGTAAGGAAGGTAAGGAAGCGAAGGGGAGAGAAGGGAAAGATAAGAGCGTCGGACTGGATCTGGAAGGGAAGACAAGCAGAACCAACCGCTCCCGTTACATGTCCTTGTACCGCTAATACACGAATAGAGCAAGGACCAACAAAGTTGATCGGAAACGATGTACCGTTATTGGCGGCAGTAATCAGAAATTGTACCAGAGGCATATCTACTAGGTACTCTTTTATTTTGGAAGGGGTAGTGTGATTCCATGCTTCTTGAGATATCGTTCGACAGCCGGAGCGTGGAGTTTGTCAACGATGTATTCACCAGCCATAATCACTACAGGAGCTAACTCCCTTTTATTCTTTGTTTTGGGTCCATGTAGTGGACCTTTATAGCCGTCCATGATTCCTGATTCCATAACACTTGTCGGGATTACCAAACTACCGTATTCAAGCAATGATGAAATCGTATCGTGGTCCTTATGGGGGCTGTTATTATCGTGTACATATCCACCACCTGATAGGTTTCGTGGGCGACGATTCATAATCGTAATCGGTACGCCCTTCTCATTGTAATAGAAGACCATCTATGAAGATGGCTCTTTTTTTGGTTTCAACTTTTCCTTATAGTTTTCCAATCTCCGTATCGCATCTTCACGCTCTAGCTGTAGCCGTTTCATTTCTTCCATATCAATAGCAGGGGCTATATTACCCAATAGATCTGAACCTATCGGGACAAATGGGGTACGAACCTTTTCGATAATCGTATAGTGCACCGTAAAGGGTAGACCCTGTAAGTCTATCGGATTGTACGATAGGTTGGTCGTTAGATACAGGTTGATAATACTAAATGAATCATTGGATACTGGTATCTCTTCCCCATCTACCGATACTTGAATATAGGTTCCCGCATTTGTATTAATGGGTACACGATAGATAATATCACAGAATGTATCTTTTTCGACTAGCCATTCCCTATTGTTGTTTTGTTGGAAGGACGGAGATCGTAGGAATAGTTGAGTGACAGGGTTCGCTACTGCGATCTGTGTACTGGTTGCACTGGTAGAGGTTGAAAAGATGGCTGCTGCGGAGAAGCCAAAGAAGATTCCTAATGTCGGATTCAATGAGAAATTCAATGTAAAAGTTTTCAGGGCAGGACTGGTCGATTGTAGGGTCATGCGTCCTGTCGTTTGGCTGTATTGGAAGTTGAACACTGGAGTAAAGGGAACCGGTCGGGATTGACATAATGCTGTTAGTTTCGCACTCAATTCTTGTAGAACCGATATCACCGTATAGTTCCCTGGTGCTAATGTGATAGTAAATGGTCCTGCTTCTCCCGATATTTCAACCTGTAGCTGATTGATGTCGGAGGACAACTGATAGAAAGCAAACGGAACAGTGATACCATGTACTAAAATGTAGAATACAGAGTTTTTAGCCGTTTTCGTAATCACTTGCTGTAATACGATATTAAAATCAGTATTTGCTCCTTGATCTCTTTGATTTGAGGCACAATGAAATGTATAGCGAGTAACCTCTGCCATTCTATAGTGTAATCTCCTCTTATTTTTGATGAGTTCCCGTCTTCCGTACAGGTTCCTCTACTGTATTAACTCCTACTGGTCCTTGTTCTAATCCCTCTGGAAACTGCGTAAAGTGTGTTTCAATGATGGGAGCAGGGGCAAGGTCCTCTACACGGATAAGATACTGGAACGGATTCAATACATTGCGTATTTGCTCCTTCGATGCTCCTTTGTAAAAACTGGTATTGAATGCCATTCTACTATTCCATAGATTTTTTAGTTTTCATTTGACCGCATCTAACCGAAGGTATGCGTTCCGCTTTAAAAAAGCGATGCAGCCGGAACCCTTCCGCCTTTCTTGAAGCCGAAACGGTTGCCCAGAAAATCGCCACCCATGCGTCCCAGCTGTCCACCCAGACCGGGAAGAAACCGATCACCGATCATAGCCCCAATATCACCTCCCAGACCTCTGGCATGAACGGGCATACCACCACGACCTCTAGCTTCCATACAGCATGATCCGCCACGACCTTTAGCCATCTTCATACTACACGATTTGCACTTCATCATATTCTCAACACAGAATTAAAAAATGGAAAGCTTTCCAGCGTAGGGGTTCTTAATCTGTTGGAGTCGTTGATCAATGGAACGCACCGCTTCCAATCGCTTCTCTACCTTGGCTCCGTACTTCTGTACCTTATCATCGTCACTATCACTATCCGTAGACTCATCTTGGCTGGTTGTTTCCGTATCATATCGATAGGTCTTCTTCACAGGTTTAACGGGCTTCTTTGGCTTCGTTGGTTTGCGTCGTACAGGCTCTGGCTCATAATCCGTTTCCGTTTCCGTTTCCGTTTCGGGCGTAATAATTTCGTTCTTCGGTTTACGGTTATACACACGCTTAGGTTTCACTTTAACAAGTATCTTATCCTCTGGGATCGACTCTGGAATATCCTTTACAACAGCCCTACGCTCAAGGGCTCTCTTCTTATTCGCTTCTATTAACTTATCTAGGTTCGCCCTCTGCTTTTCGCTTAGCTCCTTCTTGGGACGGACCTCTCTCTCATACTTGGTAGCCGAAATCTCCTTAATCTCCTTAGGAGGTGGGGGAGGAGGTAAAGGTTTAGGGGGCTTAGGCGCTGGTTTATCAATGAGGACGACTTCACCCGTAAGGTCGGGAACTTGCTTCTTCACCATTGTTTTTCTTCTTTCTATTTGTATGACAAGAAAATAAATCTGGCATTTTACATCGGTCCGTGCGTCTTCGGAGTCTACGCACCTATTTTATTGCCTCGGAGTGAGTTAAAGTAATTATAGAAGGGTGTCCCTGGTTGGATCGTATAATTCACATTACCACCATTCGCCATTTTTACCGTACCGTACTTACCCACAGTGCCACCTAGCTTATATTCTTTTGGACGATTCGCCCATGCAGGAAGAAGGAATACCATTATACCTTATGGGTATATTATTTATGAACAATACGATCATAGGTAATGGTTGCTATGTTTGATTTTCCTTTTTCGAATGTATAGGCTTCTGCCATTCCATACCATTTGTAAACTTTAGTGATATACATTCCCGTAAGACCGTATCCTGCTTTGTTAAATATTTCCATACGCCGTGGGGTCATCGCACCATGTAGAAGCAAATAGGAAATGACACGGGGTTGTAGGTCGATTGATTTCTGAAACACTTTATCAAGTAGAGAATAGGGAGGATTGGAACAAATCACATCTGGCGTTCCTTGATAGCTAAAAAAGTCATTCCCTTCTGTAATCTCACACCATTCTTTTGATTCAGTAGGAAAGTGATCGTAGTAGATTCCTTTACCACGGAATGGATCAAACCATAAATCATCTTCTTTATAGGGAATGAGTGAAATATGCTTTTTAGCAACTGCTTCTGGTGTGTAAAACACATCTTTAGCAACAGCCCTATGTTTGATAGAATGTGATATCGATGAGGTCATCTTACTATTATGCTAGATTGTTTACACCGTTTCGTGCTTCGAAGACTTCGGCGACTTAGGAGCTTTTTTATCTCCTTTAAGTGCTTCCAAATAACTAATAAGAGAGGTAGGGGGGTCATCAGCAAGGGCGATAGAGCGTGGAATGATTAATTGGGGAGCAGGAGCAGGATCTGCCTCTACCGTAATAGTAGGAGGTCTATACCACCACGAACGAATCCAGGACAACATTATATTGTTGACAGAGAAAATCTTCGTCCTCAATACAATGAACTACGGAGAGGAAGAACCTATCCTCATTGCGAATCCTAATCGGTTTACCCTATTTCCTATTACTTATCCTAAGCTATTTGAATTATATAAGCAACATGTAGCAGTTTTCTGGAGTAGTGAAGAAATCGATCTCACCAAAGATTTGAAGGATTGGGTTAAACTCTCTGCGAATGAACAGCACTTTATTAAAAATATCCTTGCTTTCTTCGCTGGGTCAGATGGAATCATTCAGGAGAACATCGCTGCACATTTCGTAAGTGATGTTCAAATCCCAGAGGCTAGACAGTTCTACTCTGTACAAATGATGATGGAAGCAATACATTCCGAGAGTTATAGCCTCCTTATTGATACCTACATTGATAATAAAGCTGAAAAGCTACATCTCTTCCAAGCCATACAGACCATACCCTGTGTGAAACAGAAAGCGGATTGGGCGTTGAAATACATGTCTTCCAACGAATCATTTGCTTGTCGCCTGATTGCCTTTAGCGTTGTAGAGGGTATATTTTTTAGTGGGTCCTTCTGTGCGATCTATTGGATTAAGGAGCGTGGACTGATGCCTGGACTCACTACCAGTAATGAGTTCATCGCCCGTGATGAAGGACTACATACCACTTTTGCGTGTACACTGTATCAAGAGATTGTTAAGAAGATTCCACAGGAGAAAGTCCATCAGATCGTTCAGGAAGCAGTAGAGATTGAAAAACGATTTATTACTGAGTCACTCCCGTGCAGTCTGATTGGTATGAACTCTGGACTCATGTCCCAATACATCGAGTTCGTAGCAGACCGTCTATGTAGTCAATTGGAATACAGTAAGATCTACTATACCGCTAATCCTTTTGACTTCATGGAACGAATTAGTCTTGATGGTAAAGATAACTTCTTTGAGAAAAGAGTAAGCTCTTATAGCAAAGCAGGGGTGGGTAAGACAGCTGAGGAAATGTCCTTTGCGATGGACGCTGATTTCTAATAATTGCCCATTATGTAATTGATAGATGGATTCTCTTGTTTGGTAATTTGTATGAAATAATAACGCCCTCTCCATTTCTTTACATTAACAATAGTAATCTTTGATACATAGAATCCAAGTGCTTTTATTTTCTCCCTACGCAAGGGGGTTAAACTTGAAATGATAGTATCACTACAAAGAAATGCTATTCCCTTGCGTACTCTGGGTAGGAACTCAAATAGTAATGGTACGATACAATTCTTACCTTCTTCCATGCGATAGGGTGGGTTTGTAATAATCCAGTCTACCATATCTTCGAAAGACTTATAATCAATCCCTTCTTTGATCTCTGACCAATGCGTGATACAGTCTGATGGGAAGTTGCGATAGAAGGAACCTTCTCCTTTGAAGGGTTCATAGATACTATCACCTGGTACAATGGGTACTTCTCTAATTAGTTTAATAGCAAGTTCTTCTGGTGTTTGATCCAGTGCATACTTTTCGGGTGTATCGTATAAAGACATCTACTATACCGTAGATCTATTTATACAGGTTTGACCCACCTCCTTTCTAAAAATCAAATGAAAGAGTGAAACACCCCTTTGTGATAATGAGTGTTTCCTTTGACTTAGAAGCCTTAACGGGTTTCAATTTTTCTTTGGGGGGTTTAGGGGGTTTAGGAGCCTTGGGTTCTTTAGGTGCTTTCGTTTCTTGGCGAAGCGCTTTTCTTTTTTCATAGTACCGTCGCTGGTATTCCTTCTGTTTCAGTGGACAGGCTCTCTGACGCTCTAGGATTTCCTCACGGTGTTCACGATAGTATTCTATAAATTGCTCTCTATGTTTCTGGTAGTATTCCTGGAAGTATGCTTTTCTTGACATCTACTCTTCTTTTATTCATGGTTTCTTAGGTCCGTGTTCTTCTTTTCCTTTTCTATTGCTTTGACCCATCGCTTACGCCATGCGATCAGGACAGGCGGTAGTGGTTTCTTACACTTAGCGTCGAACTCTTTCAATTCTTGTTCCATCTACTATGCAGTGGGAAATAATCTTTATACCGGGACACGAATTAATGTTTTGGCATCTCGGTAGGGCGGCTGGGGGGTGGGTTCTCCCACTTCTTATCCAACTCACCACTCACCACCTCACTCACCACCTATTTCTTAACCATTACTTCTTCTCATTCTATTCTATTATTATCTATTATTTATATTAAAAGATAGTAAAAGATAAAGAAGTAGAAAGTAATACAAGTGGTAAGGTGGTGAGTGTGGTAAGTTATTTTCCAAATCGGCTGGAAAAAAAGAAAACCGTCGACGGCGATCGCCGAAGTATAAGACACTGTTTGTATACGAATTGGAAAGGGGTTTTAACTGACAACATCTCACCACTCACCACTTTTGGACTTTTACTGATGATTCTGATCATTCTGTTTTTTTAGGATTGCTCTTATACATAGTACATGTGTTTGTGAGTTTCTTCTGAAAATAAGTAGTAAGATGAATTAATCGTACACCAAATGACTTAACATTCTGAGCATGTGACAAACGATTCGCTGCACAATATTCAGCGTACTGTATATACATTTCAGACGCACCGATCCATTCATCACATTCCCACTGTTTAAGAAAGATCTCCTCAGAGCTAACCGATAATTCTTTCATGGCTTTCTTCACTAATGTATCAGGAAACTTAGTAGCATTCCACCCTGTTAGATCAACACTTTCTAGGAAGTGTCCAATGGCTACCAGATACCACTCTTTAGTAATCATCTGATAAGTAGAAACCCAATCACTATTAACCAATCGACCACCAGGTGCTATGATAAATCCTCGTCTGTCCTGCTTGGAAACCTTGAATGGTTCGGTTTCGTTGGTGGTCATATAGATGCGTCCAATGTTAGGGCAATTGAACCCTTTGAATCCCTTAGGATTGACAGAGAGAGAATCAGCTGTAGCCCGTGCCTTTAGTTCACCCTGTTTAGTCTTATTCATAGAAGAACAAGCTTCTTCTAAGTAGATAAGACCTTTACCAACGCTCATATCATTATGCTTGTCCCAGAACTGTTCCGTGCTGGTATAGTGAGCTGTAAAACTTGTTCCTACAAGACGGGAAATAATACTCATAAGTGTATCCTTACCAGCACCTTCGATGGGAGAAGCGAACGCAGTAATGACATTTGTTTTTTCATAAGGCTTTTGAACCAGATGAGCAAATCCCTTTATCACATGATCGGCTACCACTTGCTCATCGTCGCATACAGCCATCACTAAATCCTGAAAGTGAGCGATGGCTGTTTTCTCTTCCTCTTCAGAAGGTTCACATGTAAGATGTTCATAAGCAAACCCCATGAAAAGGGGAAACTCTGTCGATGAGCATTCCTCTGCTTTCTTGTAAACGAACTCATGAATCATTCGGCGTGTAGGATCTTCTACCCATTGCGGAAAGAAAGGGATAGGCTTTCCACTTTTCTTATCTGTTCCAAGTACCCATGTATTGAAATAGACAGAAGCGTGTCGATCATTGTAATGACTAATCTTATTATCTCTGATCTCACAATAAGTACCAGTGGGGACAAAGTAGAAATGCGATTCTTCAAATCGTGCCTTAAGGGTAGAGTACGACTCATACTCCTTCTCCTCTCTTGACATCAACTTACTGTCATCTATCGTTTTCACCATGGGTTTGATTTCAAGACCAATCGTATAGCCTGTCTTCTCTTTTACAAATATTTCTGCACAACGGAGTAAATCAGTAGGAAATACTTCATCAGGTTTCGTTTTACGAACCATCAAACCATCATAAGCTAGACCGTCTACCGATCGCCCCTGAGCTAAGAAGTAGCAATCCAAAGCATCTAGACACAGACGCTCCTCTGACTGTGCGATATAGGAGAGGAAAGCTCCTTCTTTGTTCTTCTGCTTTAAGGCATGAACGGTATCCCAGAGTTCAGTATGTTCTAGTTTCAAAAGCGAAATAAGAGCGTCAAACTCATTATGTAGCATTTTGAACATTGGGATTTTCGCTCCATAGAGAACACTAATGATTTGTGTCTTCACATCAGAACGGGTGACCTCCTTACCTTGTTCTTTGTAAAACTCAATTACTTTTTGTAGGTTTTCCTCTCTGTTCTCTACATACGCTTCTAGATTCTTAAGAATGAGTCCCTTGCGTCTGGCTAATTGGATAAGTAGGGTAGGGTGGCAGTTTTTCATATCGATGTCGTGTTCAGTATCAGCATATAGGTTATCACGATAATTATAATCGAGATACTCAGCACTACCAATCGACCCATAGATGCGTCCATACCCAAGTTTAGCAACAGTACAATCACTGGCATTTTTCGCAATTTTGAAATGATAGGAGGTGTGGAACTCATTAAGACCTTTCGATCCAATCATAATAGCTTTGAGATGGGATAACTGCCCCTTATCAATAGAGGAGGACTGCTCTTTATCCAAGAAGTAATTTAGAATACGATTGTTATATAGCTGGACACGGGTACGATGTAAGTTGCTCATCTTTGCTTCTACTCTAGAAAAGATAATAATTCTTTAAATCGGAACACGCACCGTCAATTTTTATGATTTTTTTCAGACTGCCGGAGCTTCGGGTTCGGGAATCTTTCGAGGTCGCCCCCGTCCTCTGATCGGTTTATTTTCTTCCACGGGCGGGGATTTCCTGGGACGACCTACAGGATTGCCCGTGGATTTCTTGACACGGTGTCTACCACGGTGTCTAGCTCTTTCACGCTCAACCCATGCCAGTGCATACATAATATCTGCGATGGTTGTACCGTCATCAATGACTTGTATCTGATTTCCTACTGTGTCAATAATATCGATGGTCATATTTTCTATCTATCTATACACGGGGCAGAATATTTAAGTTGTTTATTCTACGCTTTGGCGAGTAACTGCCGGACCAGTTCTTTGAGTTCGTCGAGTTCTTTTTTCTGATCGTCGACTTTCTTCTGCTTAGCATCTTCCTCTGCTTTCTTATCCGCCTTCATCATCTCCATCACAGAAGTAAATCCCCGTCGTTCGGATTCTACTAATATCTTAGGACGACGAAACTTTCCAAGAGGGCATAGTTGCTCTTTATCGCAGAACTGATGCTCTTGTCCTTTCAGATCTTGATCGATGATATGAACGACGGGTTTTATCGTGTGTCTTAGTTCATCAGTATCTAGATGTTTGTATTCGTCATGGAACTTATGAAAAGGATAATCCTTTGGATCTATCTTTTCAGATCTAACGAACATTCTATTCTTACTATGGAAAAATAATAGACTAAATTACACGAACTGATTACTCATTGATGTATTACAAATAACCCATAACTGATCGTTTCCATCAGTAATTACTCCGCCGTTCTGGTAGAAATATACATCAAACCAGCCGGTCGTAGTAGCATTATTGGAAGTAAAAAGAACTTCAAAGGGGAATGTAACATGATTATATGCTACATTAGTATAGGCTCTTAAATCATAATAATAGTAAAGACCTGAGGTTTGACTATAGATTCGCATCGCAGGGTACGCCATTCCAGCTCCACCAACATAATAGGAAAACTTACCATGAATTGAAGTAGATACATATCCATTTGTTCTGTAAAATGCGTAAGTGATATTGACACCTCCGCTCCAAGATACATTATTATTAGAATAGGCGATATGGTTGATGTTCGCTGAACGAAATGCCTGACTTCCATTAAAACAAATAGGAGCAATAGCCGTTGTATCTTGTTGCGGTAGACCTGATGCGAAAAAAAACGAAGACCCATAGAAGCGATGAGTATTAGGAGTCCCACGACTATTTGGATAGTATCCATAATACATATCCTTACTGTTTCCTGCATCTAAGTGCAAGTTCCCATCTGTCGACAGTACTTGAGCTGTCGCTACACCCGATTTATCAGTTCCACTTCCCACTGATAGATAAGCACTCCAAGTAGTGTTAGGACCATATTTCATAACAGAATTATCACCATTTGTTTGCGTTGCTGTTCCATCTGTATTAATAGCCATTTTTACCGAACTATTATTCGTATAAAACCGCAAAGGGTGATTCGTTCGTGTTCCAAACCAGCCTCCATCACCTCCGATATATGATTCTACGATGACTGTTCCATTTGTATGGACGAAGCCTGGTCCATCTACTGTCGTTAGTTGTAATTGTCCATTAGGAAGCATTTTCATTCTTTCTCCTCCTGCTGAGTCATACCAGCTAAAAATACCACCTTGTGCCGTCGGCACTAATCTTGCACGAAACAACATACCCCAATTTGCATCACTATAGATACAACCAGGTTGATAAGTTCCAACACCCGTAACAACAAGACAACCCACCGTTACATTACCAGAGGCTATAATATCATTTGAACTATTTACCACCAATCCAGAACTACTACCAGTAGAAAATCTAATATTTTCTCCTGCGCTAACACGGATCACCATATCGCCAACTTGACTATCAGAAACCCACCCCCCAACATCACTTACATACATAGCGATATAGTTGTCTTGACATCTGATGTTAGGATACTGTCCTGACCCCGTCCCTCTCATAAATTGTATGTTGTCATAATTACCACCTGCATAGTTTCCAAAACGAACGACATCTTGAACGGTTAGTTTTGAAGCCGTGGCTACATTAGAAGTAGCCCAACCCATATCCCGTCCCATTCTAATGGTATTTGCTGGTCCATCGTAATACATCAGAGAAGCAACCCGCAACCCAGCATCATGAACGGCAATCTCAGTATTATCCAGACACTCCATCATGAGTCCTGCGGTGTTCGCATTCCAAGTGGTAGTACCTCCGCCATAGTTTCGAGTATTATCTCCAATCGTCAATGAACCCGTCTGCATATAGTTATTCAGCACGGCGAAGTTCGTTCCACCGTTGATGTTCGCAATACCATTCACCTCAAACGCACCCGTCGTTTTTTGGCTTCCCACCTCATAGGTAAATGATGTCCAGCCAATCGTGCGATTTGCCGTTCCCTGAAATTGTAGATAGACCTGTCCTAAGAAGGAAGGATTGATATTTGGTGTAAAAATATCAGTAAATACGCCTGTAACAGTATTGAGTAAAGCACTGATCGCAACAGATGAGGTATTAGCAACATTTGCTTGACGCATAGTTAGCGTGACACCAAAAAAACCGCCAGTAGTAAACCCTGTGAAGCGAAACCGATAATTTCCACCAGTGATAAAGTTCTGTGTGGGGCTATAGCATGACGCAAAGGGAGAAGTAGTGGGATTGGGTGTTAGTAGATAAGTTCCACTGATGACACCAGGACTAATTGCCTGTGAGGAAATTCCTGCCGTTTGAAGAATCGCCGTGGTATAACCTGAGATAGAGGTAGTGGTTGTATTTAATATATTGGTGGATTTATTGAGTGTGATTAGATTAACTGCTCCTGTTGTCGCATCACCATTAAGAGCAATCGCTAAACGGTCGGCTTCGCTTCCTGAACCACGAAGACCTAC